CAAAGGCGCGGATCTTCGTAGCTGAGACGATGTTTTTTTGACCGCAGTTTCTTGGTTCCAACGATCGTGTGATCGTCAGCCAGTTCTCCGATGTAAATGTCGGTTGGCTGATTATTAAGGTAAAAATACTTCCTGTCGTGCCGGAATCCGAAAGGCTCCGGCTGGGAGCGCCACGCGATATAGGTTTTACCGTTGTGCTTGACGATGCTGGGGCTGAAGTTGGCAACGTTGTGCGCAGGCAGACCCCTCAGGATCCGCTTAAAACTGCCCCCTAGGTTCTCTGCTTGTGTATAGACAGTGGGTATACCCTCACGCTCGCGCTTAATCGGGTACACAACATCGCTATTTGCGTGGAAGAAACGGTATGTGATGTTCATTAGGCTGCCAAAAGATCGTTAATAGCCGCAGAGAAACCGGCGGAAACTGATTCCCAGCGGTACTCGGGGCGTTGTGTCACGGCAAAGCACGCTTCTGCGACTTCGTCGTAAACCTTTTTGTTGTAATACAGTTCGTTAAGGCAATCGACGGCTGATTTCACAGAAATCAGACCGCGTTCAACCCCAAGATCTTTGTCGACAACCCACGTTGCGATGTCTGCGAGCTGCGCAGCCTCATCCCAGATGTCAAGACACGCAGTGTGGGCCGGGACAACTTGGGGTTTACGGCAGCTTGCGTGCTCGAAACTCACCAGGCCCCATCCTTCGCCATCTGCGGTGTTAATACCAACGTCACATGCGTTGTAAATTGTGTTCAGCATCTCATCTGGAGGTGCTTGCATGTAGTTAATGTTCTCCGATGTCAGGATCAGGCGTTGAGCGCCATCGATTTTGACTCGTTCGCACTCACGGCGGAACAGCGGGATAATGTCCCACCCCATATCTTTGGCGCCCATGTGTAGATACAACATGGCGTCAGGCTTATCCTGCGCAAACTTAACGAAGGTTTGGATTGTTAAATCGATTCGTTTGCGTGGTTGGTTGCGATTGCCGTTAAAAACGATGAATTTGTCTTTAGGCAGACCGAGCTTGTCCCGAGCTTCGTCGCGCGGCATCGGGCTGAACTTGCTGAGGTCCACCCCATGCGGCAGCACACCTAGTTTGGCCGCTTGCACGCCGTGATCGATGATCCGATGCGCGGATCCCACAGTGAATGTGACAGCAAGATCCCAATGCGGGATGTTCCGCAGCATATCCGGGTAGTAGCGCTCGCTATCCACCGGGAAGTATGCGATGAATTTGAACTTAAACTTATCCTTTAGGAATTGGCAGCGTTCCCAGAACTGGTTCACGACCCAGATGTCGTTTAGACAGATGATTACATCCGGCTTTACGTTTTCAATGACTTCCGGAATACGCGGGATTCCAAATCGATCCGGACAATGCAGCGTGGACGCCGGATAAATCTTGTAGGGTTTGTCGTGAGGGTCTCCAGCGTAGTTAATACCTAAAACGGTTACTTCGTGCTCTTTACACAGCACATCTAGTACACTATGAGTTACACGTGCGAACCCAGTGTTACTGCAAATGTCTCCGTACCAGAGAACTTTCGCCATTCTTGAAGTATCCTCTTGATACGGGTAATATAGCAACACTGTCAATTTACTGACATGCCGAGCCGGGAAACTTTTGCCTACCGCCGCGGCGCTCAGATGCGTGCCGTGCGCGCACAAGAAAGCACAATAAGCTCTATTGACTCTATTTACTCCAAAGCGGCTGATGATTTTCAGACGTTTTGCACGATCTTGGACAAGCCCCCAGCAAAACACATGCTGGAGTGGCATCACCATCTGATAACGGGGGAGTCCAATAAGTATTTACTCGATATTGCAGGGCCTAACCTTGATATTTTGAGCCCACGTGGTAGCGCTAAGTCTACTGTACTTAACTTATTTACTGCATGGATTATTGGGAGGCACACAACCGCCCAGAGGCCATTACAGATTATTTATGTTTCGTATAACATTGCCACCGCTATCCCCAAAAGTCGAATTATTCGACAGCTTATTGACTCTCCTGAGTTCCGTAAGATCTTTCCGAGGGTTCAGTTGAAGTCCGGTATGCAGTCGGACATCGGTTGGTCGATTGATTTCGATTACGCAGGTATTCCGCGTATCGGTGATGAGGAATTCACCCTTAGGGCAGCCGGTCTACGAGGTTCCATTACGTCTAAACGTGCACACCTAGTTATCGTAGATGACCCTATTAAATCTAGTGCGGATATTAAGAACCCGGCTATCCGGGATGAGATGAATAACAACTGGTCGTCCGTTATTGCACCAATTATCTTCGAAGGTGGGCGTTCTATCTGTCTTGGAACTCGTTTCCATCCTCTAGATATCCATAAAACCATGTTTGTACCCACTAAAGGGTGGAAACAGGTGACGCAAGAGGCTATTACGTACGATAACAAGGGGGAACCAGTCAGTTATTGGCCGGAACAGTGGTCTGCTGACTATTTGTTAGGTCAGAAAGAGCTAGACCCCGTGGCTTTTGCTTATCAGTATCAACAGCAGCCCGTGATGACCTCTGATCTGGTCGTTTCTCCCGATCTGCTCGTTAAAGGAGAAGTTGTAACTGAATTTGACAGCCTCGCAGTAGGTATTGACCTCTCAGCAAGCAAGAACGAGACCAGCGACTACACAGCTTTTGTGTTAGGAGGGCGTTTAAAGGATAAATACTACATAATCGATGCTCACCAGTGTCGTTCCATCGGAAATCTTGAAAAAATAGACCTTCTGTGTGATATGTTGCTCGAATGGGGCATTTTGACGCTACATGACGGGCAATATATGCCGACATACTCCACGATCACCCTCGTGGTCGAGTCTGTAGCGTACCAAGCGTCGTTGGCGGCGGATTTACGACGAGTTTTGATTAACGACAGGGACCTGGGCAACTTACATATTCATGAAGTCAAAGGTTTTCGCGGGGACAAGATCGCCCGTTTCCGCGGAACGTTAGGTTTGCTAGAAAATAAGAAAATCACGTTCAACAAGTACCGTAAGTTTGACGCTCTGTTCGATCAGCTGATCAACGTCGGCGCCACAGCGCATGACGACCTCTTAGACGCATACACTTGGCTTATTGCGTATTTACAGCGCCGAGGGGAGTTTTCAATTGAGTACTGATTCAGCCCCCGTGGGAGACACTACAGTGCAAAAAGCTCTCGGCCCGGCCGAGCCTGATATGAAAGGTAAAAAAATATGGGTTGCTGTAACTGCGCACAGTCCTCTGAGTAGGATAGATCCTCTTATAAATGTTGTAAAAGCGTACAATGATTTTGTTTGCGATGTTTGTATTCATGTTTACGTAGATTACGAGTCTCAAAACTGTGTTGAGGATTTAGCGAAAATATTAGAAACAGTCTCAAATAAGACTATTGAGATAAAAGTCGCTTCTCCGGAATATGAAAATTGGTATCTTACCTGGGCTCATAAGACTGATCTAGCGTTAGCTGTCCTCAATAGAGTCGCGGATTTCTACATTTACCAGGAGAACGATATGGTTCTTCTTTGGGAGAATTTCAGGTATTGGGTTCGCTGGAAGCCGCGCCTCGCTGAGTTGGGTTTAGAGCCTGGTTTTGTTCGATACGAGTTATTTGAAAATAAGAAGATTGCTTTCGATAATTATTATCCTTATTCTTTGTCGCGGGAGACACCTAATATCTGGGGACATATTGGATTCACAGTCCCTAAGCTTTTAGTTGTTGATCGCGAAGTTCACTTTTTTGTTCAGCTGGCTAATCCATATTATGGAGCGATGATCCTCGATCAAGCTGATGCCGAGGCTTATATTCGTTCAGATAGTTGCGATCCGGGGAAAAGTTACGCCAAAGTCGGAATCCGAAACTGGCCTATCGCGGATCGTAGTTCGCTCGGGCTGACGTTCGAGAATGTCCCTTCAGGATACGAACATAGACGTTGTGTTCCCATGCGGAAAGAAAACGGAGTGTATAAACTGCATTCCAGTAGTCTTATCCTTCACGACGATCTCAAATATTCCCCGAAATTAAAAGAACTTCATGGAAGTTTGTTAGACTGTGATCATCTAATAAGTCTGGTTTAAAGTGGCTGGCGGAGGCGCTGCCTTTGTAACCGTCGGATACCAGCTCCAAGGAAGAATCTTGTATCAGACGCTTGGCAGAGGCGACGCGTATAGACTTCGAAAGTTTATTGAATCTCACAATGGAACGATTTTTTGGTTCAATCCTGCTTGAAGATGATGCCGTACATCATCCAAAGCACTATACGCAGGGTGACATTGAGTGTATCGATGCTTTGCGGGCTGCCTTAGGTGTTGAAGGTTTTAAGGCATATTGTCGAGGAGCCTGCCTTAAATACCTATGGCGCACAGAACATAAAAACGGAGTTCAAGATCTTCAAAAATGCGCGTGGTATTTAGATCGATTAATAGAAGAAGCTGTTAAATACCCTAAACTACCTTAAGCACTCGGATCCGTATGGACGTTCGCGCTTTTGGTTCGTATTACGGTCAATCTGCTTCGCTACCGTACGCAAGCGGATTTACGGTTAATGCCTCCGGCACTAATATTAATTTTGCAGCTTGCAGAGGTATTTTTATTGAGAGTGCATCTAAAAACACGGATAAAACCTTAGTGGTTACGCTTACGGATTCTCCTGGAACCCCTATAACTTTTAAACACATCCGAGAGGATACACATTTACCAATATCGATTACGTCTATTAGTGGTATCAGCACTGTTGACTACGTTTACGTGATGTACTGATGGCCGACATCGCTAAGAAAAAAGATCCCGCTAAGTGGGCTCGGGCTAAAGCCAAGGCTCGGGCAAAACTTGGTGGACACAGTGCTCGCGCAATGCAGCTTGCGACTAAGTACTATAAAGATGCGGGCGGACGTTACGAAGGTTCTAAATCTTCGTCTAATCGACTTTCTCGTTGGGGAAAGGAAGATTGGCAAACTCGTGAAGAGTACGAAAAGGATTCTAAGTAATGGCCTCTAGTTACAGTTCTTCTGATTTAGCCAAGCTTTTTTCAGGCGGAGAGGATAGCTTCCGGGAAGATGTTCTCGACGAAGTTACATCCGAAAAGCTCTTCGACGAGCTGTATCAAGACACGTCCGATGCCACTCGTTTGGCACTTTGGAATCGTCTTTTGGATGCTACGAAAGACGATCTTTTAAAATCTGCGACTGTGTCCCGGATGACAGGCTCGCCCACGCAGGCTGGCGGGTCATACGTGTGATGGCTGATTTAGCTCGCGAAAAAGGTAGGACTGAACGTTATCTACCTAAAGCCGCGTGGGCTTCTTTAAGTCCTTCTGAACGTCGTGCTACCGACGAAGCCAAGAAACGTGCGACACGCGGCGACAGACCTGTAAATACTCAAGTTCCTAATACAGCTAAAGCACGCGAAGCTCGTCGTCGAGCATCTGAGTATATTAGGAAGAAGACTTCTTAAACAAAATGCGGAGCCCGTTCAACCAAGCCGCTGATTTTTTTGGTCGGGCTTTTTCCGATCAAGAGCAAGCTGCAGACACGCAAGAATATTTAGATACCGTATATGACTCTCCATCTGAATACAATCTCCGCTTACAAAGCCCCACTATCGGTGCAATGCCTCCTGCTTTAACGGGTAACCCTTCCGCTGAGGATGAGATGGATAATTACGTGCGCGGTATGAAAGAGTCTTTGCTCGAGGAAGCTCGGGCAAAGCGGCGCCCTACTAATGGCGATAGTGCTGTACGCGCCTCTGGCGGAATCAATACTGCCGTTAAGCGCTAATATGCTGACAGCCTTTAGGTTGTCATGCTGTTTGACTGTTTTTTGTATTTTGACGAAAAAGAGCTCCTGGAGCTCAGAATTGAGTTACTTAAAGATATTGTAGATGGATTTATTATTACAGACGGAGACCGTACGTTTAAAGGCGATCCTAAGCCTTTTACGTGTGTAGATACCATCCGGGCTCTGGGTTTACCTGAGGATAAGATTCAAGTTCTTCACGTCGAGCTTCCTACTCCTGAAGATATTCCTAATCCGTGGGCGCGCGAGTATGCCCAGAGGGATGCTTTAGGAGTCGGCATGCGTATGACTCCACCTGATTCTGTGTTCTTTTTCAGTGACGTTGACGAAATCCCTAAACCCGAAGCTTTGCTGGAGGCGGTCGAATTAGCCAAAGCAGACACTTCGCGGTGTGTTCGGCTATCCATGCCTATGTTCTACGGGCGTGCAGACCTTCGTGTCGTTAATCCGGAAGGCAGCCCTACTGAGGCTCCTAATAATTGGACTTGCGGCACAGTTGTTCTTCACGATCACTTAGATCAGACGCCCTCGCAAATCCGTCACAACCCAAACGATATTGTTGTCGGGAACTGTGATGCCGGGTGGCACTTTAGCTGGATGGGCGACGCATCTCGCATGAAACGTAAGGTCACTTCCTTCTCTCATTGCTATGACGTAATCCCTAACGCTGTAGCCCCTGCTGATAGCCAAGAAATGCTTGATTTTATCGACTCTTATCGTGCTGCGGCTGGAGCTACGGATCCCTTAGGGCGTACCGATCATATTCTTGAACCTTATCCTCACGAATTGCTGCCAGCGAAGCTTTTTGAGCTAGATCGAGTTCGTAACTATCTGCTTCCTTAAGCATCTTTAGATAACGCCTTAGTTTTTGAGAAAAAATTGTTTAAAATTAGACAAGTTCAACCGTAGATCCGTGGCCGCTAAACGTATGGCTGGAGGTAACCGTCCTGCGCCCGGCGGCCGGAGTCGTTCCCAGCCACGTGCGGCTACTCCCCGTCCGCAACCTCGAGCTGCTACTCCCCGTCCGCAACCTCGCGCGGCTGCTCCTCGTCCCCAAGCTGCTGCTCCTCGTCCCCAAGCTGCTGCTCCTCGTCCCCAACGTCCGGCTGCTAGTCAGAACCGGATGACCTCTGTTTCTGGTGGGCTGGGCTCTCTTGGTGCTGCTCTTCCCCAACAGACTGGGCGCCCTCAGGCGGACCAAACTAAGGCTCGTCAAGCTAAAGGAAAGTCTTTAAAAAGGCTGCAGCAACCCAGTGGCGATATGACGCGTTCGATTGCGAAAGGACCTATTACAAAACCGAAAGATCGACCCAAAGTAGCCGCTGCTTCTCAACCTGCACAAAATTTAAGCTGGCAGTCAAGTGATATCGGAAAATACGCTACTGGGGGAGAAGTTTACGGTGGCTCGCTAGGCCCTGGTGTGTTCGACGCTGCCGCTTGGATGCGCGCGCGTAATGTTGGCGGCTTCAATGACGAACAGATTAAAGATTATTTAGCCAAGGGAGATACCGGTTTGTATATCGGTAATCGTCCTCAAGCTGTTATCGATAATTGGGCCACTCAGAATCCTAAGCAATACACTCAGTATGTAGATCCCACGGGGGAGAATAAATTCGAGCCGGCTCGAGTTTTATTCAACCCGTTAGGTTCGACCAATTTAGGTATTGGTCGCGGCGGTCTGCAGGACAAGGGAATCTCGTGGTACACAAGCTCTAACTTACCCGGCAACAACCAGACCGGGGAGATGAATGTGCTGGAAAATTCTTACTTCATGAATACACCCGAGGGTATGTCCCGAGTTTTTGAGGGCGAGTCGGCCGTCCCCACTCGTTTTATGGGGGACCCGAAAACTGGCCAGCCCAGCAGCGCCCCCGGCAGTATTCCGTTTGGTTACGATCAGTTTACGTCTCCGGCAGCCAAGAAATACCTCGAGAGCTTGCAGTACAAGGGCTCGTGGCTTAAGTAGACTGTTGGGGAGAAAAGTTCTCTTGAATTAACACTGTACTGAATATGGCAGCTGATACGCTGGGCGTTCGACAAAGATTCACTGAGATCTTAGAAGCGTCTCGGACGCAAGATCGCTCGCGTCAGGCCGCCACGATGGTGGTCTTAGGCCACCTCCAGCAAATGACCCTTCTGATGATTAAGAAGGGTTTATTTTTTTACTGCGAGCAGGACACTTACCGGGCTCGTACTCAGTTCTTACAAGATTTAATTGATTTAAATAAACTTGATATTCGTTTCCCCGCCATCATCCGGAATTTTTTGCTAGATGGCTGCGGGTTGTTTTACTTCCGTCCCGATCCAAAACTTAAATATCAGATATATTTCTTTACTAAGGATCAGTACCGTGTTTATCACGATATAAATGGAAATATCGAAGAAGTTGTAATTATTTATAGCTACAAGGTAAGGAATACGACGCTAGGTCTTCCTTCCGATAGTTACGGGATGAACGAACGTTACGTTCGCATCTCAATTACACATGATCGTATAGATGAATTTGAGGCAAATACAGAGCTCAGTTTTGAATTAGAACCGGGTGCTGTTCTCAGCCCTAGGAATAGCCGTCCGAATACGCTTGGGTTTATACCGGCTGTTGAGGTTTTAAACAAACCAAATAGCAGCGGAACTGAAGGCGAAGGCGAGTTTGAGCCTTTCATGGAGCAGATTGTGCTTCATGACCAAATGATGCGCAATATCGCCAAGAACATTGAGTTTTTTGGTAATCCCACGCTTATTAGTTCGCGCCCTCGTAGCGATCTGGTCGAAGCTGCGGATGAAGGTCGTACATTCCGTCCGACTATTAGTAGTCAGAGCGGATTTGCAGGACGCGATACTCCATCTACTCGCGTTTCCGAACCTTTCGGTTCTGGTTCAACACTCGGGGGCTTAAAAGTCCCTCGCGTTATTGCGAATATCGAGCCGAATGACCGCGTGGGCTACATGACGCCCGACCCGGTTAACGGGGATATGAATCGTTACGCTTTGTTGCTGCGTGAAGAAATTCGAACAGCTTTGGGCGGTGTCGACGAGATCTCTATTTCCGCCGGTGCTACGGCAACAGAAATTAAAGGTTTGATGGGTCGTGCGCAGGCCACGGCGCTTCGCAAAAACAAAAGTTTCTTAACTTACGGTTTTTGTCGTCTGCTGGAGATGATTCTCTTCCATCAGGAGGAAATCTTCCGCGACAGCTTCATCGCCGTCAGCGGCATGAAGGCGCCTAACCCGCCTAAAGAGGAGACGCCAGAAGCGCTAGAAAAATATCAGATTTCTGTAGGCAAATTCGAGGCGAAGGTTGAGGCGGAACTTAAGAAAGCTCTTGAGGCTAATAACGTTCCGGCAGGTGTGTACGGTCTGCCTCCTGACGGTAATCGCGATGTTACTTATCGCTTCCAGGGTGATGTTTATGAAGACACTGCGTACGACATTAACCAAAAGTCAATCGTTGTACGAAATCTTCAAGAACTCGGTGTGGATAGCGTCGAAGCTCTGAAGTATCTCTTTCCTGATAAAACGGATGCTGAACGTAGTGAGATGCTGAAGGGATTTCCCTTCCGCATGATCCAACAAACGCAAGGCGCATTCCAGCAATTTTTAGTATTATTAAGTCAGATGTTGCAGACGCCGCATCCGCTTGCGCCGAATCAACCATTAGCGGCTGATCCTCGGCTAAACCTGACCGGCCTGTTATACAGGACGTTCGATCACCTTGCGCAAGAACTGACTTACTCGGGCAGCTATGAGCCAGCAGATCCCAGCTTCGATCCCGAGCCCGGTCTCCCCGGCGGTAGCAGCCCCTCAGGCAGCGCCCGCGGCGGATTTGGGCTCAACAGCCTACCCGCAGTGGGTAGCCAATACCCAGGGGGTGCCTTCGGTGGCTATGCCCCAAATGCAGTCGCCGGCAACACCGGTTACGGCCCCTTCTACCAGCAACCAGTACAGCCAGTCTCCGTCAGCCTCCTCCCCGTCCAATCCGTGGGAAGCGGCGATGGGCAGCCTGGAACGGGTGGTTTCTCGGATCTCCCCGTCCCCCAGCCAGGCACAACAGTATCCTCAGTACCAAATGGTGCCGCAGGATACTCAACAGTACAGTCAGAATTTACAGGCCCAACCCTGGCTGTACCAAGCGCCTACGGATCAGCAGATCTCGTACAACAGCGCGTATACAACCCCGACTTCTTATCCGACTTCTACGGAAGCGCAACCCGCTCAACTAAGCGCGGAAACAAGCGCCGTAGTTAATCACTTCGGTATTGAAGCCCCTGCGGTTCTCAACGAGTACGCTGTTACTCTTGAAGATACGCTGATTCAGCAGAATGAAAACATGGAAGCCCTCGCTCTGCGAGCCGGCGCCATGGAGCACATCCTGACTGACCCTGATCAGCTGGCTGATTACACCAATCGGTTCTTCACCGAGGTGTACCCCGTGGACGAGGAGGTTGATTACGGCTACAGCCAACAGTATCAGCCTCAGTATGATCAAATGCCTGCTGTCCCTGCTGGTGCTACCGGCGGTGCTCGCGGTGCTGATGTTGAGTCTCAGTGGAACGGCTTCACTCAGACGATGGATCAGAACCCCGAAAACGCTTGGCGTTATCTGTCTCAGATGAGTCCTGATGCCATCCGTAGCAAGCTGTTGTTCTTGGACAACGCCTGAGCTACTATCCGCTAGGAGGATCCAGGGGACCCCGTCTGTTAGGCGGGGTTTTTTATTGTTAAACTACTTTTAGATTTAGCGTATAATCTTGGCCCCATTTCGAAGCGAGTCTCAGCGCCGCAAATTCTACGCGATGGCGGAACGCGGTGAAATCTCAAAAAATAAAGTAAAAGAGTATGAGGAAGAAACTAAAGGCGATCTCCCTGAGCGCGTAAAGAAAAAAGAGTCTATGGTGAAGGCCAAGCGTAAAGCTAAAAAATTCGCTAAAAAACGCGAGGAAATGAAGCGTGGCTAATCTTAACCGTCGTTCAAAAGCGGCTTCCACACCGGCAGAGTCAATTGCCGCCTTGCAATCTGAGCTAAGTGCTCTTCGCGAACTTTATGTTCGGGATATGCAAAACATTAGTGCGGACATGCAAGCTCTAAGTGCCAAAGTCGAGCCTGCTGCTGTTTCTGAAGACTGATTTTAAAAGTTTTATACTATATGTAACCGTGAGAAGCCGATATGTATACGCCTATAAGTAATTGGCGGTACGATAGCGGCTTTCACAGGGTTCAAAGCGGTCCGAACCACGAGGGCTATATCGTGGTCAGCTCTGGGATTGTGGATACCGGCGCGGATACCGGTATCGTCACTCCAGGAGCTCCGAATAGTGGGCTTTGGTATAACACTAACGAGTGGCGCGCTGTTCCTCGCGCGGTTTCTGGGTACTGGACAGATTATTCGGACGTTGATTACGCTCCGAGCGGAGCGCTAAGCAGTTATGTCGGGTATCGCCCTCTGGGTGTTTCGACAATCGCTAATGCAAAAGTTTCCACGTCTTATGGTCCTCAGTTTGGCTTAAGGACAACAGGGCAATCTACTTATTTCAATGGCGTTGCTCCTTCGTCTCAGGCGTACACTCCCTACAACACTCCCGACGACAACACAGCTGCTCAGGGTTACACAGGAGGGGGCGTAACTCACGGTCGTTATGAAGGCGGCATTCTCACAAATCCAACCAACGACACGTCCGGATCTCGCGCGTCGTGGGTGTATAACCCTCCTGTTTACTGTAAAACATATACGGAGGTTGTTCGCAGCACATCTCCTGGGCTGATGTCGACGGCTTTGCGGTACATCTACCGCGGAAAAGCCGGCACGTATGTCTCTAACTTTGCGGCTATCTACCATCAGTTGCCTGAAGGTGTTCGCTCTATGGTGCGCACTTATTCACCTACAGTTAATTCAAGTAATCAAAAGTCAATTTGACCGCTAAAAATGCGACAAGCTGGTTTTGTTCAGCCTGTTTTCTAGTTAAATTAAGTATGTAGTTCTTCGGAGGTTGACGCTTTGTTCGTCGATAATGACTTCCCGAAGCTGCTGGGCGCTGAATTATACCGTCCTCACCCCGCGTATGTGGTGGAGATGGCAGCTGAGCCCGTGGTTGTTCACGATTTCTCGAAGCAACCCGGCCAGACTGTTCAGTTAGACCGGTACCGCTTCTGGGGCAATCCTGGTTCGAAAGAAAGCCGGGAGCGCACTGCCGAGCAAACCATCGGCACGGCTAACAGCCGCAACATTGTTAAGGACAAAGTGCTCGTGACCCTCCGCGAGTACACCGGTCCTGCTGACCCGAGTGATCCCACTCAGCCGAGCACCTTCAAGATTGCTCGCGAGACTCTGATCACCGCTCAGCGTCTGCTGTTGGACACCGGTAACCTTACCGCTTTCCACCAGTCCATCGGTTCTCTGACTCTGCTCGACGACTACCGTCGTTGGCGCGACCGGGTGTTCATCAATGAACTCCTGAAAGCTGTTTCCAAGGGTCAGGCTTCCGACAGCCAAGGTGGTTACTACTACCCCGGCGATCTTGCCGTTGGTGGCCTCACCTACGCCAACGCCGAGCAAGCTAAGTTCGACGTTAAGGATGACCTGCTGCGCGTGGTGAAGAGCCTGCGTAAGCGGAACACTCCTACCTACCAGGACGGTTTCTATCGCTGCGTCTGCGATCCTACCTTCCTGATGCACCTGCGCCAGAACAGCGACTTCCGTGAAGTTGCTCGTTACCCCGGCAACGGTCAGATCAACCCCCTCATGTCCTCGATGCAGCCCAACGCTGCCATCTACATGGGTCAGGGCTTCGGTCAAGCCACCTTCGTGGCCGGCGAGCCGATCATGCCCACGGGTTTTGTGTTCGAAGGCGTTCGCTTCTTCGAATCCACCAACATGCCCTCTCAGAGCCAGACTGCCACCATCGGCGGCACGTCGAAGTCTTACGAGAGCGCAATTGGTATGTTCTTCGGTCCCCAGAGCGTTGGCGTCGGCATCGGCGGTAACAATGCTCAGGTGTTGCTGAATAACAACGACGATTTCAGCCGTTTCATCATGATGATTTGGAGCCTGTACGCAGGTTTCGAACTTCTGAACGCTGATTTCGCGACCATCGCCTACTCCTTTAACGCTTGAGGAGGTAACTAACGATGGCCATCAACCCTAACCAGATCTCGGTTGCCAAGATTTATCCTGGTAACTACACCAACGTTCTTCGTTACTGGCACGAAGAGAAGTCCGTTGTTTACAACAACGAGAACGGCACCAGCGAAACCCTCGTCGATCAACCCGTCGGCGGTCCTGTTGGCGTTATTTTCCGTCCCGGCTGGATTGCTCAGCAGGCTGTCGGTTACGTGGACCTGTCTTATCAGGCCCTCGGTTCTGTCAACCAGCTTGAGTACTACACCAAGCCCTACGGTTCTGGTCTGAACGGGGACAACGTTCCCTTCACCACCGCCAACGTGATTATCCCCTCGCCGGATTATCACAAGGATGTGCGTTCCGACATTGCCGACGGTATCACTGTGCCTTCCGGCGCTTATGTGTACCGTGTGGGTCTGCGTCTCGACGGCGGCGATGTGGTTTCCAGCGGCGTGGGCGGCGGTTCCGCTACCCCCACTCTGGGTCTCGGCCCCGCTCTGAGCGTTGGTCTGAACAGCACCCCTACCCCTAGTGGTTTCTTTGCCACTATCGTCGGCGCCAACAGCCGCATCGAGAACGGTTCGTTCAATTCCAGCAACGCTTGGAACGATGCGAACATGCACGTTGTGACTGCCGAAACTACTTACAAACTGGCCTCAGTTCGTAACCTCGGCGGTGTGGCTGCTTCGGGTCTCGCCCAAGCTTCCGGTGTGTACGATCCTCGTGCTAAATCCGGCAAGCTCATCGGTAAGGACAAAGCTCTGGCAATCTGCGAAGTTTGCTGGCTGGTTCCTGACGAGCCGCCCAAGCGCTCCGATGTCACCCTGCAGCCCGCTGGTGTGGTGGAGTCTTCGATCTACACCTCCACCGTTCCCTCGGCCTGATACATTTAATCGGATGTCGACGGACGCCCCCTCTTCGGAGGGGGATTTTTTTTACCTGATTCCGATTGACTTACGAAGCAGTTCCTGTTTGATCTGCTCTAAACGATCTTCCGGATTGATGCTATAGGTCTTACCGGTCTCCACAAGGTCTATCAGAGATCTAGCCCAGTTTTCTGGGTTGACGTAATCCAACATTCCTGCTGTTCGTTTTAATGCTTCCGGGCTTGCTCCAGCGCCTGCGATACCTAAACTTCGGTACAACTCACGCCGTGCCTGTACCTCCGGGGTTTCCTGAGTCTTAGCTGCGTACCTGATCACAGCTGGTGCCACCGTGGCGACATCGGCGGGAGGCAGTGCACTTGCGGCAAACCCAGTCCCACCTACTGCGATACCTCGCGCTGCCGCACGCCGGGGCGACATGCCAGCTTTTATGTTGGAACTTGTTTCGCCGACGACGTTCAGTACGTCACCTGCAAAAGGAATTGCCTGCAGCAATCGTCTTGCGGGCGCCGGGATTTCAGGTAAACCCGGTAAACGAAAGTTAAAAGGCACCTACCTTTAGACCGTACACCTACTGCCAGTTTAAGGTAAGATACCGTTCAGATACTGTTCACATAATGACTGTGACTCAGGTTAAAGAGTTCACTTACACTCCTAATGGTGTTAAAATCGAAGTTGTCAGCACTCACGACGATGGTGAGTACATGATGGTGCGTTCTATTACTACAGGTAAAGTTTTCTTCGCGCATCGTAATCAGGTTATTGAGGAAGTTCGTGAGGCTGAACCAGAACCAACTCCTTCGAAGCAACGACGCGGACGTCAATTAGTTAAGCCGGAAGTTCCTGCTTTTAACCGCGTAAATATCAACTCCGCTCCTCCTCAGTTACTGACTCAGGTGTTGAAAGGCGTGGGAATTAAAACTGCTACGGATATAAAAGAACTGCAGCAAAGTTTGCCTGGTGAACGCTTTACCAAACTTGATCAGTTGAAGTCTATTAAGGGTATTAATTGGGATGAGGTTCTTGAAGACGGGAATGTGTACGTAGAATAGTCTTATTCAGGCGTTACGTGTTTCCATGTAACGCCTAATTTTATATTACTTATGCTAGAAATTTATACATTAAATAATTTTGCGATATCTTTTTGAGTTAAGTCATTTTTTTTAAGTAAGTTTTTTATCTGTTTTCCCGAGTGCTGTATAGAGGGTGAATTCGGATAGATTTGTCGGCCAAGGGGGCGTCAGTGTGAGTGGGTGGGTTTTACAATACGCCCCCTCTTTTTCTGGGATAAACTTGAGTTATATACGGGGTTTGAAAGGTGGCTCAATTTACACAGCAAGAATTAGAGCAAGTACAGAGTTATCTAGCTCAGCAAGGTGTTGTATTTAATCCTACAACAACGGATGCTACTAAGAGAGAAGTTGTATATGCTGCAATAAATCAGCTAACACGTAATCCTGCTCAGACTTTTGGGTACAGGTTAGATGATTACAATTTTAGTCGTGTTGCATATCACCTTGGTTTTAACATAGCTACGGTTCCTGCGGGAGACTATGCGCGTCTTATCGAGGCGTGTAATTCTGTTCCCAGTGAATATTATTTCGATAAGATAGTTCAGCAGGTAGAACGTTGTGAAGAAGCTGAGCGTTTAACGGAGCTGGCGACCGGGAGAGCGACCAGTCGTCAAGAAACTATTTTAGGTGATGTCAGTCGTTCGATTAATATTCAAGATAAAAGAGAAACAGCTAAAATCTGGCGTGAAAATTATTTATATGAATGTGACAGATTGGCTCATATGCTCTACGTCCCGAATTACAGGGATCCCGTAACCGCTAGGTACCGGTTCGAACGCAGCGGCGGCGAATTCATCCAAGCCATTCCCGGACCTCCGGATGTATCCCGTGCGGACCGTCTGTACTTTTACGCAAACTGGCGATAAACGCTATATTTATTAAAGGCACAGGTAGCTGTATGGCTGATTACGCAGAGGGTTTGCGGGTTCTCACTAACTTAGTTAGCAACCCGCAAATGCTGAGGCAGGTCCAAAATTTACCTGGAGAGATCTCCGGGCAGATCCAGGATGTTCTGCGTGGTTTCCAGGCAGCAGGTGGTAGTGGCGCTCTAGGTCCCGCTATTCAGAAACGGTTACTGTTTCCGAACGCTCCCGCCCCTCGGCCCATTCCCACCAAAGCTGAAAAGACCCAGCAGCTTCCCTTAGCCATTCGAACCCGCGAAGGTGTGCCCGTTTCTTCGCGTACTCCCCGTCCCACAGTTCGGAATCGTGAGACGATTCAAGCCGGTGCTCGTGAACGCGTTGCGGATATGCCTCGGGTGCGCCTGCCCGGCGAGGCTCCCGGCCAAATGAGCGTTTTCTCAGCTCCCGAACCTCAATTTAAATACAACATACACACTGCTCCTGAACCTGAGTTTGGTCCGGGTGCGCGTCCTCTTTCTCTGCGGGAAGCCGACGCCGATACTGCAAACCTGCTTCGGACTCTTGAGCCAGGGACAGCTACGACTCTCGCCCGTCTGGCCGACGATATCGCTTCTGAGTACGGGGTACCAGCCGGGGAAGCTCTTAAAAATATCACCGGTCCGAAGGGCACCGACTACCTCGCCTATTTGAATACGGCTCGTAAAGGTGAAGGCGGTCAGATGGTTCCCCCCGGCGGCGGCCAAACTATTCCCCCCGGCGGTGGCCAACCCATGCCCGGCAACCGCGGAGGAGAGCTAATGCAATCGCCTGGCGGCGGAGCAGGTCGTCCCGGCCCCCGCGTGGCCGACGACATCATCGACGTTGACTACCGCCTTATTCGTGAACTGCCTGCTGGACGTCGCGGCGGCGCTCTCGGTCAAGTAAACGTTGATTTAGGTAAAGCGGTACGTGAGTCCGGTCTTACACCCACGCAAATTAAGGCTCTGTTAGCCGGCGGCGGCGCCCTAGGTGTGGGGACACTCCTGGGTGTGATGGGACGCGGCGAGGATACTGAGTCTGTCGCTCCTTTGACAAATGAGCAGGCATACCCTCCCCAAGGAGCCGTAACTCCCCCGCCTCGCATGCCGGGCGGAATGCCGCCTTCTATAACCGGACAAGCCGGTAGCGGGCAAGTTTACATCGCCCAAGACGACGGCGATAGTAATTACCGGCAAGCACGTTCTAATGCTCTCCAAGCCGCTAGCCGCGGGGGAGGCGTAATGCCCGGTGCCCCTCGTGCGCCTATTTCAGCCCCTAGTCCTGATCCGAACGCACCAATAGCTGACTATTACCGACAACGGCAGGAGTACGTATCACAGCCTGAGGTTCTCAGCCAAATCATCCGAGATGCCTCCGCACTTCCCAACGTAGCTCCCCAAACTCCCGTTTGGGCGGCCCAAAACCCCGCACTGGCTTATGAAATGCTTCAGCGAGCTAAAGCTCGCCCTGACTTATCTCAACAGACACCCCAGCCTGTCACGGTGGAAATTGGTTCTCAACTAGGCGACAACCCAGTCAATAACGCTGCCGGTAACGCAGCCTACGGCGCCGCTGCCGCAGTAGATCGTTCAGCTGGCGCATCCGATTTAGAAGATGCGACGCGTCCTTTAACTCGGCCTAAACTTAATTATGTTCCGCTTGGAGGACGTTTTGTTCCTTCGACTGGTTCTATTCCCGCAATCCCCATCGGTTGACTTAGGAGACAGTTAAATGGCTGCTACTGACATTTTTACTAATCCTCCGAAAGTAGGGGGTTATGAGTTTCCTTCTTCGACAAGCTTTAACTACGATGTTTTTCGCCCTGATCTAGGTAATGTTCTCGACCTTAATTCCCTGGGTCTCGGCGGAGCTTCTGCGCCTAGCCCCGTACAGCCCGGTGCTGAACCCGGCTGGGGTAAACAATTAGGAGATTTCCTAGGCGGTGTAGGCAAACTCGGCGCTGGGTTAGGCGCAGGCATAGCGGCTGCCCGTGGCGACATGCCGATGGCAGGCCAACTTCTGTCTAATTATTTCCAAGACAAAACTGGAGATACAGACGAAAGTGGTGAATCTTCCCTGGAGAAAGCTCTCCGCGCTCTTAAGGAGAGTGGCCTTATTTCCTTTAAGCTGAATACGGATGACGAATCCGATAATCTCATGATTTGAGACGAAAAATAAATAACACACAACGTACTGAGCTTACCTAATGGCATCGACTTCCACAAACAAGCAGCCCTGTCTTATCGACCGTCCTTTTTTACGGGGCGCTCGAATTACCAGTGCGACTACCACGTGTAACCCCACTAACCCCAATCTGACTGACCTTATTCAGTTAGTCCGCGTGGGCGACCTCCCTTCGGAGGATGCTGCTTTGGTTGAAGACATCACCATTGTCAGCAACGAAGGTTATCCCGATAACAGCGGTCGTCGTTCTGTTGACCTGGGGCTCTACGTTTACGCTCCCAACCAAGCAGCTCCCTCCACGTCGGCTGCCTTAATGGTTGGTCGTGTTGAAGTTGGGCTCAGCGGCTCAACCCGAGGTGTTCCCCAGAGCGTTCAGCTGTTCGCCTGCAACGCACCGACTCCTCAAGTTGGTGATACAAACCTTCTCGCGCCCATTCAAGTCGGTAAATCCGAGGGTTTGTATCTGGAGAAAGGATACATCCTCGCTGTAGGTTACATCGGTAATGGAAGCACCGCAGTATCCGGCGGTCTGAGTCCTTCTGGTATCACTATTTGGAGCCAAGGCGGCTTCTACTAAATTGTGTCACGGAGACGCGGGTCAGATAATTTTAACTTGCGGCCGTTTAAGGCAACAAATCCTGCTGAATTACCGAAAACGGTAAAGGGATCCGATAACACAAAGGAGTTGAATTCTCCTTTACCGTTTAAACGGCGTTTCCGACCTGCGCTTAATACAAAAGATTTCAGCGTAACCAGCGAATACGATTACGCTTCACTTTGGGTGCGTTGGCGCCGTGGCTATGAGCTGAGTATGTATTCTCAGCAGGCTTACGGAGGTTTAACTTATTCTTTTAAGTATTTCGTATCGGGTACTCCTGGACTGGGTGTCTTTCTACCCGGCATGTGTTTTATGTATCCGACCACACGGACGGATATGCGTATGCACATGGTTGGGATTCGTCCTAGAGACTCATTTAACTTTCTTAATTTCGGTTATTCGATTGTTTCTGTTACTGACTACGACGCGAATACCTACGCGGTACGATTGAGCTCTAATTTTGGCGCTCCTATTTCTTTCTTTACAGGCGAAGTCCTGTCTAATAGATTCAGAGCAGACGGTACAGACAAAGAATACGGATTTAATAATTACACAGTAACTGCCGTAGGCATCAACAACGTACCTGTAAACCCTTCTTACGCTCCTATTTTTAACACCCTGTTTTTATCTCACGGTGAAAGCACAAGTTGGGCTGTAGTTGACGAAAATACACTGGCTATACCCGCTACAGGACCGCCGGCTGTTGGAGAGTATCTGACAACCGAGATGCGCTCACAGTGCACTTGCTCTGATTTCTTAGCCAGGGAGAACTTTAATTTATATGATGCGTCTATACGTCGTAAGTATCCGCGAACACGTCCACAAAACTTCGATCCCGGTTACTACGATGCCGGTGTCGACGGTTCGCCGCGGTTAGTAGACTCATCAGATAATCCAGGTTTTGCTAGAACGTTTGGTTTTATTTACATTAATCAGATATACAATATTCCTAGTTTTTCTGAAGCTACGTATTCCGATCCCAACTTCTTCTATTACCAACCGAAATGGTGTAAGCATATTTATGCCGCTATGTGGGACATGCAGCGGGCCTACAACCAAGGCGTTGCAACAGGACCGTGGTTACCTCAGCCGACGGACGAACCTCTTAACGAATATTACAGAGAGTATTTTGAAAAAGAATTAGCACGCCAAACAACATTTCTCAAACGAGAGAAAGATTTGGTCTGGTGGCAGCGTTACAGCCCCGCGAAAGATGATATGCCAACACACATGATGTATCCGGATATGTATAACATGATGACTAAGACATTAAATGCAGGAGACTTAGCTGCGCTGAATACGCTTCAGGGACGCAGTTTTGAGATGTTTAATATTGATGAGTTTAACCCATTCGATCCTGCATCGTTTGTTGTTAATACTTACGACGGGGGAACGTACGAAAACGGTGTGTTAGTTAATCAACCCACTAATATTTTTGATGGCGGGCAGTACCTGAACGGGGTTATAGTTCCTCCAGCTGGTTTCCCGTCTCTAATAAACGGCGGCGTATATTAAATGACCTCGACTCCCGTCATTCTTCTTCTTAAAAGATCCGGCCAGTCATCTGATCGACCTCAGCCTAGTGTTGTTCAGAATGGCGAACTCGCCATCGCCGTGGGCGCAGCCGACCCAGGTCTCTACTTCGAGGATTCTGCCGGAAGTATTCGAAAAATCGGCCCTTCGCATTACGGCACGACGGCACCAAACTCAGCTCCTGTCGGGTTAGCGGGTAACTCAGTTGGCGAGCTTTGGGCTGACAGCTCGTCAAGTAGCTATTACCTGAAAGTCTGGACTGGCGGCGTGTGGCAAAAAGTTGGAGCCGGATTTGCCGATTCTGCAACTACGGCGACTACGGCAACTACGGCAACATTTGCGACCCAAGCCTCTACGTCTACACTTTCGTCTGGTACTATTCTGGCTTCTGGTGCCGTTTTTTCTAACACAGCGACGCTAGCTTCCGGAGCCATACTGGCTTCTGGTGCCATTCAGAGTTCCACTGTGGTTCTTAGCGGGTTACCGAGTCCGACCGCGAACCCATCTGGAACTCTTATCTACCAAGTTCAATCTTCCGGCGTGTTTGCCGCCGGACTTTACGTCCGCGCTAGGGACACGTGGCTTCTTGTTTAAGGGCGAAGAGTGCTCTTAAGGAACCAAGAAGATTTAAACATCGCTCCCACAAGTTCCGCCAGGTAGTTTTCGATGTCCGGAGCGTCGACCTCTTTTGCTAGTTTTTGAAGATCTTTGGAGGCCATACCGCACGCCTCTAAATTTTTCAGATATACGGTAAGACCTTCGCGTGTTTCGTATGCTTTAACGTGTTTAAATCCTTTGTACGCGCCTAGTAAACCTCGCTCGCACATAGGCATCAAGAAGTCCATCGAGCGAATAAATTCGCCTATTTTGTCGAATTGATCGATGTGTGCGTTGTACTGCTCTTTCAGGAACTCGTGGATAGGCAAGAAGAGCGGACCCTCGACATTCAGATGAAGAAGATGACTCTGAACGTAAAGTTGATGTAAATACGACGATAAAGACACCAGTCCAGAAATTAAATCCTGAACTGATGCCTTGTTCTCCTCGTTCCCCTCCTCCGATTCTTCGAACATCTGCTCGGTAGCTTCCTGCGGAGCAGGCATAGAGTTAAAAGAACCGGAGAACGTCATTGTTTATTTATCAGAAAGAGCAAGCAGCCGCAGTTTCGGGCTCTGCAGTTTCCACTTTAGCTGCGGAGGAAGTCTTCAGGTATTCTTCAAGTGCGTTTTTGTTCACGCGATAGAGAGATTTGGCGCCGTTAGGCTGCAGATTTACGAAGATTTGCTTGGGCCAGCCACCGGGCTGGTTGGACTCAGTCAGAGCGATACGCTTGCGAACGAAACCAGAGCTGCAGTTCAGGAATTCAGCAGTTTCTGCGATTGTCAGGAGATTCTTGTCGTCAGGCATGACGGTATAGAAGATGAGTTACAGAGGGAACTATAGAGCTTTTTCTGCTCTGCGTGGCGATGTGTGGAGGAGTTTAGGTACTCTTAAGGTTTCTGTTACGGTTGATGACGTGCTTGATTCTTTAGAATATCCTCAGGTTCCATGTATTAATGGCTATCCGCATCGCTGGGGAAATTTTTAAAAACTATAACGTCCCCAAAAAAGACGTTCAGGGCGGTAAAGAATTCTCCGTGGCAGCGAAGGAAGGGAATACTGTGCGTTTAGTGCGATTTGGTGATCCGAATATGGAAAACCGTAGCGATAATCCAGATCGCCGGCAAGCTTTTCGGTCGCGTCACAGCTGCGACGAAAAGAAAAGCAAACTTACTCCTGGGTATTGGTCCTGTAAAGCATGGTAAGCACACTTAGTGTTATTTTTATCTCTAACGCATAACGAATCGTTTTATTTTCTAGAAGAGTGTGATAAGGAGACGCTAAGAGTTAGACTCTGAGTATCGGCAGCCGGCACATGGCCTCCAAGCGTGATTCGGAGCACACAGGGAACTTAGCCTGCGGTTTGACGCTGGAAGACGAGTTTGTACTTACACGCATTCGTACTAAAGCTCACACACTGCATAGTAAGGATCGCGATAATTATCTCTGGGATAAAGTGTTTAAACTGATCTGTCGAGAGAGAGCCTACAAAACCGTAATGGCTGAAGTCGGAATCGCTGTGGATACAAACATGCAGTTATTCGACGACGAAGAACTAAAACAAGATTGATCAGGATTTAAACTACGTTAATAAGCTTATTCTTCGCTGATGTCTTACACGAGCGAACAACTGAAAGCCATTGCACGGCAAAAAGCTCGTGAATTTGGTGTAAATGAAAATATCTTTTTGCGTTTAATACAAAAGGAGTCAGGCTGGAATCCGCGAGCGCGGAGTTCTGTTGGCGCGGAAGGACTGGGTCAACTAATGCCTCCCACGGCTAAAGGGCTTGGTGTGTCCAATGCTTACGATCCTGTTCAGAACCTAACAGGAAGTGCACGTTACTTAGGTCAGCAGCTCAAGCGCTTCGGGTCTTACGAAAAAGCACTGGCGGCGTATAACGCAGGTCCCGGAAACGTGGAACGCTATGGAGGTATTCCTCCTTTTAAAGAAACTCAAAATTATGTGAAAACAATCTTAGGGGGAGCGCAGCCGCCGGCTGCTCGGCTGTCCTCACCCTCTGCTCCGCGCCAAGCTACTTCTGCTCCGCGCCAAGCTACCCCCGCTCCCGTCGGCGCAGCTTCCCGTATTCAGCTGCCGAAATTTGATTTGCCGGGCGCACTTAAAACTCTGTTGCTGCGATCCGCCGTTCAAGGAGTCAGTGGTGACGGCGGGACGGCGGAAGCCATGCAGTTGCGCGCTCGGGCTGACGCTTTAGCTGAGGCGGGTTACGAAGATGAAGCGGATGTCCTTGAGTCGCAATCCATCAGCAAGCTGGTTCAATCAACTCAACAGGTCGGCCTCGATCCCGCGACACTGGCGAAAAATATTCTCGAACTAAGGCAGCAGCAACTTGCGTATAACGCAGAAGCTTCGCAAATTGAGAAAAGCCTCAACGACGTCGCCGTGGGACAGACGGCACAAGCTACTGGTGTTAATACGCAAACAGGGGCTAAGCCTTCTCAAGGTTTCGCGCAAACTGGGAGAGGAATCGCGTATCCGAATGCTGTTGTCACCTCTGCCGTCGATGCCACGGGTGAACCTGGGTTGGATTTTGCGCTCGCGGGAGGTGCTAATGCAGTATTTGCGACGCCTTTCAATGCTCAGGTTCTGAAAGTCGTAAAAGACCCGAATCCTGCGAATCGCGGAGCTGGTGGCCGTGGTTACGGAAATTATGTGGAATTACGAGGCGTGACACCAGAAGGCAAATCCTTCGACACTCTGATTGCGCACTTTAATAAACTCAATCCCAATCTAAAACCTGGCATGCGGTTAGCTGCCGGTACTCCTCTAGGACTTCAAGGCGAAACGGGTCGAGCGACGGGACCTCACATTTCGATGGACTTTTACGATCCAGGTGCTACAACAAGCAGTCCAGATATCCTGCGGATAAGAGATATTGTTGCTGATAGAATTAAAAAAGGCCAAGCACCTTTCGGATAATGGGTTTATTCGGTCCTAGCGCTGCTGAACGCGCGCAGTCTTCCGTTAATACTGCCCTTGGTATTCAGAAAAAAACCATCAAGGCGCTTCGACGTCAGAATAAAAAACTTAGGCAGCGAGGCAATAGGCAGCAGGAGACTATTAGTAGTCTCGCCCCTATGGGTTCGCGTGAAGCTACTACACAGCTTTCGCAGGATTTTTACAAAGCACTGGGAAACATCGGTACGCAATACAGCCGGCAACTCTCTCAGTTTGATCCCAATCTCTTAGCTTCTCAGTCGTCTAAGCGATTTGCCGGGATGCTATCTGCGAGTATGAACGATTATACGAATCGTCTAAATCAAGCAAATCAAGCAGGCAGTGCTCGCTTATACGCAGCTTTATCCGCACCTATTACACAGTTCCGTCAGATTTCCGAAGATCCGGCTTTCAATAATCTGCTGAATCAAACCTTCATGACTTACGCCGCCAATCCCCCCACTGTGACGAGCGACGTGGAGTCCATGAAGCCTCTGTACACATACAATGTCTGAGGAAATTCGGCCTTCGGCTCATGAGCGAAAAGTAGGTTTCCACGGGGAAGCTCCTTTCGCTAAACATGACTATCGATACCGCAGTCGTGATGTTATTCGGATGGCCGGAAAGGTTTGGAGTGAGGGGCCTGCGGAAAGGCGTCGTCGTTTAGAACGGGAAAGGCTCTCCGGCAAATCTAAGTCTGTGCCAGTCGGTTTAGGTTTCGCGGATCGGGATTCCTACGGCCCTAATGACAGCTTCGAGACAACCCGCTTTCTCAGTAATATACGCGCCCCAGAGGACTATAAAAGTCTATAAAGTCTTTAATTCTCTTATCAGGGTAGTCTGAGACTGGCATATATAAAATAAATCCGTAGCATCTTGTGTTGGAAATTTTAGGTAAATCCGGCGTATCTAAGTGAAGAGCGGGTTTTTCTCTAAGAACGCAGAGGGGTAAGTCCAGTCCGATTTTCTGCGTGGTTATTAAGGCTACCTCCGTAGAGGTTAGAAAAATGATCGCTTCTTCAAATGTGTTCCGTAGATACTGTCGGTAACACTCCTCTAACCACACACGTTGAGCTGATTTAACAAACCGTTTTTTGCGGCGAAAAACGCTAGTGTCCGGAGGTTGTTCCTCGTAAGTCAGACGATCCCTCGGGGGGTAGAGATAGATATTTTTGGCTTTCCATGTCTGCTTTAGACCGTTATCTTCGGCGGTGAAGTAACGATCAGCATTCACCAGAGTATTCGCTGACTTACTCGAAGCCGGATCAAGATCTATACGGCCGCCGAAAAAGGCCGAAGTTGTGCCTACGATTTCCGGCGGAGAAACAAAATCAGTCTCGACTTGCGGCATCGGCTATTCCGTCTATTCGAGAGCTAGCTTCTTCCAAGTCAATCACGTGGGCACTGAGTCCCTGATTCGACGCCAGCAAAACCAAAGCTTTGTCTTCTTTAGCTCCTACTTTTTGAACCAGTTCAATGGTCTTAGCTAGAAACGCAGCTGTTTCGCTGTCGCAAATCTCCTCCGCCAGAGCCATATCCGTTTTTAGGTCGGCTACGCTCATGTAGATGCTTTTATCCGGTTTGCTCGGGTTAAAGCACAGCGCGCCGGCTCCCGAAGCTTTTTTAAATTCTTGATACAGGGTCACAATATCGCCTGCAATCATTTTTGCCGCATTTAAACCTATACGGTTTTTAACTTCGGATTTACCGAACAGATTTTTAGCGAGCGTGTCGAGTTCTTTAGAGTTAGTCATTTTGATAGTTGGTGAAGTTTTGCCACGCGGATTCCAAGACTTTAGTCGCATCAAAGAGGAATGCGGAGGTATTGGTTTCCGTCGGATCAAGTTTGCAGTAATGAACGCCTTCAACCAGACCAGCAGTACCGCCGCTCGCAATGCCAGTATGAATAAGTTTATCGATAACCACAGGAGCGACGTTGAGCCTTGAAGCAACAGCTTTCTTACTAACAAACGCCGTGGTGACCTTGCTCGCTTTTGCATTTGAGATGATTTGAAGACTGGTGTCGATGTTGGTGAGAACTTCTATGAGCTTTTTAAAATCCTTTGTGATGTCAGAAGTCATATGGAATAGTAGGGAGGCCGCCCCATCACCGGGCGCCCGGCAATGCGGTTCGTTTACAAGTCGTAGGAAACGACAAAAACTACGACTACCTCCCAGGATACTGCGTAAGGGCCGTTCTTACCAGACGCAGCAAGCTGAGTCTAGGGAAGTCTCTCCCATTCTGCATTAGATACATCTTCTATAAACTTTAATTTGTTGTTAAACCCGCTCTTGACTTTTTGTCGAATGTCCGATGCTTCGAAACGGGATCTGTGGTGATAAGGATTAACACACCCAATCGTGCCGCATGTTCTTTTTAGAGTGTTATTACCGATATCAGCTTTGAAGAAAGCATAGTAAACGTTCTCAATCTTTAATCTTTTACCTTCTAATCTCAAGTGCGTAAAAGCTGATTTCCAGCATGTATAAAGATCCTGATTTTGTAGAGTTAATTGTGCGAGGACGGCCCGTAATTCAGGTTTGATATCGTCTAAGCACGGAAATACGGGCTCTAGATCAATTTCTTTAAGGCAGTCTGAGCAAACGGTATCAGTTTTTTTATGTGATTCTCTTTTGATACAGCTCATAACAAACTTTCAAGCTGCGAAACAAAATCGTCAGGCTCTTCGATCAGCAGCTCGATCAGCCTTTCTACCGTTTTACGGGTGTCTTTCGCCGAAGTCTCAGTTGATTTACTCTCGTTAAGCATCAACCAGTACTTATGAGCATTTAAAAGATACAGATGCGTCTGTTTTGCTCGTAAAGCTTGAGTTTTCCAGCGGTCAAACTCAAAACTACTGTTATGCCGACTGCTACCTGTCTTTAATTCCAGTTCTCTGATCTCAATCTGTAGTTCGATATCCCGGATTGTGTACTCCGTGGACGAAATTTTAGCCTTGCACTCTTCGATAGACTCCGGCTGTTTGTTGTCTGAGTAGATCCAAGCCGGTAGATTTTCAATAACGTATTTAGTGTCCCAGAGGCTGGGCTTAACGGGCACAGTGACGGTCATAAATCTAAAATCTGCTTAATTAGAGTGTTGAAACGGCCGTTGACGCAGTACAGCACGTGGTGTTCAAATGAAGTTTTGATGACCAAATCGTACTTAATAAGCCGATTTAAATCTCGTAAGATCTTGAGTTTAGAAGCTCCGAGATTGCCGATTAGGTCTGCTGTAGACAACGGTTGGTCTGATGTTAGCAGACCAATTAAATCTCCGTAGTGCCTCACGCAAGCACAGATTTTTTTATATTCGTGATCGTTCGAAGCGACAAGTCCCTGTTGTATTTCGATTTCAGGAGCTCCTGGATCGTTTTGTTCCGTATTTTGCGGGCCACCCATGTTCTGACGTCCTCTCTCATTTCAGGTGTGACTTTAGTCGCTGGGCTTGCGGCCAGCATCATGTGATACGGATTAACACATTCGGCTTCTCCGCATGTTGTCAGAATCTTATCGGCATCAGAAAGAGCGACACCGTGGAATTTGGCGTACACAAATCTCCTGGGTCTCATGATCGTCTTATCCGTAGAATCGACGAGACGGGCAAAGGTACAAGGTAGGAAAATATGCTGATCGGGTGTCAAGGCTAGGCGGTTCTGCTTGAACCACACGGCGACCTTGTCCGATGGGCTGCGGGCGGCGCGCAGCTCCTCTAAGCAGATCGGACAGGCGTAGACCCCGAGAACGGGATGGGACCGCTCTAGGTCGCTTGTCGCCACGTGGATGGTTTCGTGGCGGCCGCACTTGCAGTCCAGGCTCGAGACGTCACCGCGCTCGACGACTTGGAATGAGTCCAAGGTGTAAAGCTTTGAGACTGGGCCTTCGGGGGCTTTGACGGGCGTTTGGACTAGCAAGCCCAGCACTGAGACCAGTATGGGGTTGAACATAGAAGTACACCAAGTTGCACGGTGCTCACCCAAGGATAGCACGGTTAACCCAGACCCTTCTAATTACTTTTTCTCTTAAGAGGGCTACTTAACGCAACTTGCCTGTCGCACTTGAGTCTCGGCTTAGCGGCTTAGTTACGTTATTTAATTAGGGTGTCGGTCGCATACGCATACTATTACCTAATTTAATTTTAAATATATTTATAAATCTCCGCAGACACGCAATTCACGTTATATCGACCATCCTAAAAACTTTTTTTCGGTCCATTCGAGCACAGATCCAGCGTGGGTTCCGGTGTTTTCGGTAATTCTTAAGGTTCTCTGTTAATATTTGTGCATAACACACCTTAGGTGTTCCCTGTGACGACTCTGACTGACCTGCCTTCTCCTGCGAATGAGAGCCCTGATGCCGAATTCTGGGCTGAGTGCCGTCGACGTGCTTTAGAGTGGAACATACCCGCCTGGCAGCTTGCTGAGGAGGGTTTTCGGCACCCTGCCCTTGACGCGCGCACACGTAGGGGGTAGGATTCACATTCACATCAACTTAAATTTTTAAAATGTCAGAGACCCTGACCGAAGCTCAGCGCGAGTATCGATTCCAACAGCTTTATGAGATGTATATGGAGGGCAAGTCGTATCGGGAACTTGCCGCCCTCTTTAAAATCAGCGCCGAACGTGTCCGCCAGATTTTACATTCGGGCGTTAATGACACTCAGTTAAAAGAACTGCGTCGCCGAATCGATAACCGGTGTATGAACACCTGGCGGGCAAAAGAAGTTTGCAACTTGCTGGATGCCGGCAACAGCTGCCGCAAGGTTTCTGAGATTTTGAATATCTCGATCTCGGCTGTTAAACGTGTTTCAGCTCGGCATAAGAAAAACGCACCAGTTCGCCTTACACCGGAAGTAAAATCAATTTAATATCCGATCTTAGTCCTTGCAGGATGTAGAATCGAGATTAGGAGGCTAGATGTAAACTTTCTCGATGACCCTAGCTCCTTGCCCCACTCACGGAAGTACATATCGCGCTCTGCATGAGCATAACTTCCGCGGCATCGTGGAGGTCATCGAAGACCTTTTCATCACTATTTCTGGAGTCGTGGGAACAACTAGCTACTCCAGGTGCGCCGTAGGATACCCTTGGAATTTCGAGGGTATCGTACGTGCGCTGGAAGATCTAAATACTACTATAAGCGGTATCCAGGGCGGCGGAGGCGCTAACATCGTTGCTGGTTCTGGTATCTACACCACTACTAGCGGTGACGTCACTCTTATTAACAGCGCTATTGTTGGCGGTTCTGGTGTTTATATCACTTATAGCGGCAGTTACGTAGAGGTTAATGCCAGCGTTACCAGCGCTTCCGGCATTATCTACACCGCAGGTTCCGGTCTTTATCTCTCTGACGGCGGCACCCGCTTTAATGCGCTGCGTACCGGCGGCGGGGTGACGGTATCCGGTAATCCGGCGACGCCTACCGCAAATGGCGACCTTTGGTTTGACACGAATCAGGGGCGACTCTTCGTTTACGCCAGCGGTAACGGCGTATCCTCGCCCGCGTGGTATCAGACCAATAGCGAGGCCTTTGTCCTTAAAGGGGAGCTTCCGCCGTCTGGAGCCGGTCTTAACGCGCCTCCTCGGGACGGTGCCATTTGGTTTAATACGCTTGTCGGAAACCTGTTCGTTTACGACGCTGTGACGTCGGGTTGGTACGAAAGCGGTCCCTCTAGGTCATTTGCTTACGGCTCTGTCGCGCCTGCCCCCGCTACTGAGGGTGCGGGATGGTACTCAACAGCAGATAATACACTTAAGGTTTGGAACGGCAGCTCCTGGATTATCACTTAGACTCTGATCGCATTTTTAGCTGCTCATGGCTAAACCTAAAGGCGTCCTGAACAAGATTGAGTCCAAGCCCAAGACCACTTCGATTGGGTGCAGCGTCCTCTCCCGGCCTAAGCGTCGCGGCAAGAAGCGTTATCGCGGCCAAGGCAAAGGCTAGACTGTAGTTATCGGTGAGGTCGAGATGGCTACGACAAGTTTTAGAGCTGGCGAATCCATCTCGGCCGGTCAAGCTGTGTATGTAACGGCTTCTGGTTTCTTACACAAAGCCAGCGCAGGCAACTACACACAGGCATCCGTAGCCGGCGTGGCTATCGATAACGGCGCGTCCGGCTCGCTTGTGCGTGTGCAGTCTGATGCCGTTTATTCCAGTTTTTCTGGTCTGACACCCGGCGATTATCGCTTTTTGTCTATTTTAACTTCGGGTCAGCTGGTTTCTTACAGCGGCTGGGCGGTTGAACTGAACAGCACAGCACTGTCTGGTGCATTTCTTACTAACGTCGGACGGAGTACGTCCACGACCAGCGTGGATGTTGAAATCCAACCACCTATTTTTGTTCGTAATCCTGTTTGATGTCGGCGGTTTTACCGAAATTGTTTAATTAGTGAGTTGCGTATTTTATAATGACTTTTAGCGAACTCATTCGGCCCCAAAACGGAGTTTATTGACCATGGGTAAGATTCGTTTAACGGGCGCCACTAGCGGATATACCGAACTTCAAGCCGCCAGTGCTGCAGGTAACAACACTATTACTCTGCCCACGACAGACGGAGGTCAAGTAATTGTTAGCGATAGCTCTGGAAATGTAAATATTGATAGCGGCACTTTTTATGTTGATGCTTCAAACAACCGAGTAGGGATTGGCACTACGAGCCCAGGCAGTTTTGGTTATTTCGCTGTGCGCGGTTTTGCTGCATTGGGCGGCAGCTACGGAAACGTATCAGCTCACTTTTCGGATGGGGTTACAAACAGCCTGTTTATTAAACACGCAGCCGGTGAAATTGGACACTTTACGGATGGCGCTACCGCACAAAGTTTCTACACAAACAGCACCGAACGCGCCCGCATCGACTCCAGCGGCAGGCTCTTAGTTGGTACGTCTACTGCGCGTAGCAACTTTAATAACACAACCGATACAACTCGCCTACAGATTGAAGGAACCGACGCAGCAACATCTAGCCTCTCTCTAGTCTGCAACAACGGCGGTGGCGTTCCAGTTGCCAGTATTCATTTAGCAAAAAGCGACGGTGCCAGCATTGGATCTACTGGTGCAGTAGCTAACAACTGGGATTTGGGTGACATCCGGTTTAGTGGCAGCGACGGCACTGAGTTTGTCCAGGCTGCAAGCATTGCTTGCGAGGTAGACGGCACCCCTGGCACTAACGACATGCCAGGCCGCCTAGTGTTCTCCACTACCGCCGACGGAGCGAGCAGCCCGACGGAGCGGATGAGGATTCTCAATAATGGAACAACAGATTTACGAGCGGCAACAGATGTAATCAACATCCTTAGCAATGCCGCAGCAGGGACCACAAATCTGCTCATTAGGGGCGGCAACTCGGCAACGAGTTTCACGGCGTACACCATTCCATTTGGCGTTTATACGAATGGAAACGTAGTTAACACTAATAACTCCTACGGTGCCATCTCCGACATCAAGCTAAAGGAAAACATTGTTGACGCCAACTCCCAATGGGATGACATTAAAGCCCTGCAGGTCCGCAACTACAACTTCAAGGAAGGCCAGGTTCACACCCAGATTGGCCTTGTTGCTCAGGAAGCTGAACTCGTCTCCCCTGGCCTCGTCAGCGAATCCCCTGACCGCGACGAAGACGGCAACGACCTTGGCACCGTCACCAAGAGCGTCAACTATTCGGTGCTCTACATGAAGGCAGTGAAGGCGCTGCAGGAAGCGATGGAGCGCATCGAAACCCTTGAGGCCAAAGTTGCAACCCTTGAGGCGTCGTAGTCCTACTCTCTAGTCAACTTCTAATTTGATTCAAGTTTGAAGTTAGCTAGTCACCTTCACTACAACTTCTGAACTAGCTGAACCGTTTGGTGCTGCCAAGCGGTTTTCCATTTATCCCAAAATACTTTACATTCGTCTTGAATTTCTTCGTATAGATCTTCCTTTTCTATTTGCTTTATGAGATTTAAACAATCTTCCCAGGTGTTTTCGCACACAAAAGGAAGCGTGGATTCTCCGTAAAACACCCCATGCCAGTAAGAGGGATGCACGTGCCAATAACCTGTATTTTTTAAACACACAGGTATACAACCCGCCTCCAGTGCTTCGTAAAGTCTGAACGAATCCATACTGTCTTGTCCTGGGGGACAAAGTGCGTACTTACTGTTTTTTAGTAACTCTGCGTATTCTTCTGTACTGAGCCCATCTGCTGCGTTAAAACCGCTGCAAGTGTGCACTCTATAGGGTTCCAACTCCTTAAATTTCTCTATAACAATTGCTCGATCTTTGTGCGGGGTTCCTGCGAACGACCACGCCAACTCGCGTTTTTCTTTTATCTCTAATTTTTTAACTAAACCAATTTTATAACCAAGCCCAAATATCGACACTTTGGGGTGCCCTAATAACATGGGATTTATATAATTTCTCATCAACCCCACACAGTGAGGGTCGTGGAGCCACTCACAAGGCTCTATAAGATTTTCGTCGCTCAGTAGAACGATTGCATATTTTTTTCCTTTTTGCCTCAGTCTATTTAAAACATCTCTATACGGCACTGAGTGATTACATATCAACACAGTGTTTTCGTCTGTTTTTATTTTATCTTTTTCGAATTCAACTTCTATATAATCTTGAACTGGTTTAAATAAAAACCGTAACCAATCTATTTCCCACAGCGAGTGATCTTCCGTCAACCATTGCACTCTGGGTTTAACCATGACTTTTTGTGAGTCGCTACGAACTTTAGCGGCTATACCAGTGAACCGCACTACAATTGAAACAGTTTGGGTGCGTTAGATGGCCTGCGGCAAGCATTGTGTTCTGGAGCTTTACCGCGCCTCTGCGCAGAAACTTAACGATGAAGCTTTCATTCGCGATGCCTTGGCTGAAGCTGCCCGCGTGTCTCATGCGACTCTGATCGATATTAGAACTCACTCTTTTGTGCCTCAGGGCGTCACTGGCTTTGCGTTGCTTGCCGAGTCCCACATCTCCATCCACACGTGGCCAGAACACGGCTACGCCGCCGTTGACGTTTTTACCTGCGGGGATAAGACTGACCCGGAATTAGCCTGTTCATTTTTAACTAAGGCTTTCGAGGCGGCGTCTAACCATATTCTTACTCTTGATCGATATCTGCCTGATTTAATTCAAGTTTGACTCCTTTTAACTAGCTAAACTTTCTTTGAGCCGCACACACTGAGTGGGCGAACAAGATTATGTCTTTGAACTCAAGTGTCTACAACGCAGTAAGGCTCGTAAACGATTCAGGAGAGACATTTTCGACGCTTGGAATTCTTGTGCTTATTGCGGACGCGAGAATCCGGACACTTTAGATCACGTAGTGCCGAAAGCTCGCGGGGGAACAACCGCTAGGAGTAACCTAATTGCATCATGTGCCTGTTGTAACTTAGCAAAATCCGATTTGCATTGGTTTACATGGTATCGCGCCCAAGAGTTTTGGACCCTTGAGCGCGAAAGTAAGATTCTTAAGTGGGTTAACGACAGCCACGAAGCCGTCG